AACACCCCACAACATCCTCATTACATTTATGTTCTCGTTAACCCATCTATTCCAGGTATATGTAAGATTGGCTTTACTACCACGACAGTATACGATAGGGTGCGTCAGATTAATTCAGCTACGGGCGTAATTACACCTTGGTACGCGGTATTCACATATAAGTGTCCAGATGGTCGTTCGCTTGAGCACGATATACACACGTACCTTGAAGAGATTGGTGTTCGTGTTAATCCAAATCGCGAGGGATTCGTTATTGATACTGATACCGCGCGCAATATTATTGAAAATATAGGTAAAAAATACAAATCAAATGAAATTAATTAATATCTTAATACTTATTGCCATTTGGGCATTTGGTCATTCTTTAATTTATAATACCCAATATTATTTGACTGAAATATATGATTATAATATTCCTCTTATTGTGGTAGTGTTTATAGCGGCGGTGTATTTACATTCTCGTTTATTTACATATATGACTTTTAAAATATTAGACCGTATTTAGTATATACGTATCTAAAGATTAGGAGATGTAGCCACAAGACTACATAAGGGAGATATGTTCTGTTATACCTACATATATTTATTGTAAACAATGGCTATATTCAAAATTAAACTAGAAGATAAAGCAGCCTTCCTTAACCGTATGGAAAAGGCAGATGTTGAGTTGGATAGTACTCAAATTGTTGATAATAAACTTGAGGGTTATTTTGAAGTGACTATTGACGAACCAAAACAGCTAGAAGTAGCTACAAGTATTTTAAAACAATCTCCAAAAATTAACACCATAAAAGAAATGGAAAACAAGAAAAAAATGACTAAAGACGAATTAAAAGAAATGGTTCGTCAAGAATTACAAGCCGTATTAGCTGAAAAGAAAAAAGCAGACGAAGACAAAGATAAACTAGACGAAGCTACTTTGGAAGAATCTCCAGCAGCTGAAATTTTATCTATATTAGCTGGTGTTGCTGGTTTAGGTTTAGGTAGCGCTGCTATTTTGAAAGCTCAAGACATGTTAAAAGCTAAAAAACCAGAATTATATAAAAAATTACAAGGTATTAGTGGTGCAATTAGTGCTGCTGATCCGTCTAAGAATATTTAATTCTAAATTTAAAATAAGAAATTTGGGCGTCTTGAAAAAGATGCCCTTCTTCTTTGGAGGTATAAAATATCTTTCGTAACTTCCACCTACGAGGGTTGGGAAAAAGGGAATGGGGGAAAGGGGAAAAACGCCGAGGGGATGGGGAACGGGAAAGCACGTATATTTATATATAAACATATATTATGAGATACAAAAACAACGTATTAGATAAATTGACACAATTAGAATCTACTGTTACTAAAATTCAATTTCAAGTAAACAGAGGAATGGGTCAAGATCAAATTTTAGATTCTATTGGAGATTTAAAAGAACAAATTGAAAAAACACGTGAAATGGTTTCTTTAGAACCTGATGAATTCGCACAACAATTCGCTAGATAAATTATGTGGTTAACTATATTAATTATACACATTGTTGAATTAGCCATCATTGGTGGTTTTTTGCTTATTAGACGTAATGCTGCACTTGAGAAAGCTGTAGTTGAACAACGTCAATACATTGATGCTATTAGTATTATAGTTGCTAACTCCGATGCTAAATTAAGAGAATTAGATATTCAAGGCGCATTTGAAGCCGATGATGAAGTAGGTACGTTCTTTAATAACTTAAAGGAAATCCAAACCATCATAAGCGATTTCAATAATTCTCAAAAATAGCTTGGTTATGTGATTTTCCTTCCATATATTGGGAGTAAAATTAGGAAATCACTATGTCATATAACGATAATTACGATATATTTGCTGACGATGATAAGTTAGCACTTACTAAACGAGGCAAACCACGTAAGCGTAAACCAAAAGAACCCCGTATCTATTTTACTCAAGATACTGAGGATGCTATTGTTGAGTACCTTATTACGGTTGATACCGCTGAGCGTAATCGCATATATAATGAGCGTATTGAATATGGCTTCTACAAATTAGCCGAGAATATTATTCATACGTTTAAATTCTACTACACCGATACAGATACTATTGAAGAACTCAAGCACGAAGTAATTACATTTCTGCTTGAGAAACTTCATCTATATAAGCCTGAGAAGGGTAAGGCATTTAGTTATTTCGGTACTATTGCTAAACGTTATCTTATTGTTTATAACGAAAACAACTACAAGAAACTTCAAGAGAAGGTTGATGTAGATGAATCTGATGAAGAACAGATGTCGTTATATGAAAATGATAAGAATATTGAGAATATGCTGGATGGTAATACATTCATGGATCAATATATTAGATATATAGATACTCATTTATTTAGATTATTTCCTAAAAAACAAGATGCTCAAACAGCAGACGCTATTGTTGAATTATTTCGCAAACGTGAAACGTTAGAAATATTCAATAAAAAAGCATTATATATCTACATACGCGAAATCACCGATGTATCTACTCCTCAGATTACTAAGATTATTAAAAAATTAAAACTAATATATGTTCAGCTGTATAATGAATACTATGAGCACGGACATATAAAGATTTAATTATTCATATTTATTGATAAACGCATTTATGGCTAATTTTGACGATGTAACAGTATTTGATGGTATGTCCTTATCGGATTTATTTAAGAAAATACATAAGAACAATAAAGATATTGATAAACAGATTGGTGATTTTATTGATACTATGAAACCAATGGCAACAGCTAACGCAGGTTCTGCAACAATGTTAATGCCTACTGTTAAAGATTTAATTGATGTTAACGTAAAGAATAACGAACAATTAATTAAGATGGCAGCTATTGCACAACGTGCAGCATCTTCAAATTCAAATTCAAGTAATGAATTAATTGATATGAGTGAGATTGAAGCGTTATTAGCTGAGCAAAAAGAAGTTCAAGAACAAGGACAAAAATTACTAGAACAAGCTCCTATAGTACAATTAGAACAAGTAAAATGAGAATAAAAGAAAATTTATCATCTGTTGTATCTTCCGTTGGTAAAAATAATTTTACATCTACTAAAAAATCTCAAGTAGGGAGAGTTTATGGGGTAGTAACAACAGAAAATACACCAACAGAAGCTATGTTTAAAAAAGCTGGTGGATTTAATGGTATTGGTACTGTATTTTATCTTGATTATGAACAAGCAAAAACTACAGAAGGAAATATAGGAGATGATTTTTTCAATAATTGTAAAACAGCTAAACCTTTATATCCTCAATTTCAATATTTTCCAATTTTAGGGGAACTGGTTTATTTAGAAGATTTTCCATCTCCTTTAACACAAGTATCTAATACTTCAACTCAAAAATATTATATTGGTATTATTAATCTATGGGGAAACAACCAACAAAATGCTCAACCGGCTTCAGACAAAGATAATTTAGGTGTTACTTTTGTAGAAAATCCAAATATTAAATCTCTATTATCATTTGAAGGAGATCATATAGTTCAAGGAAGACAAGGAAACGCTATTCGTTTTAGTTCAACTACTAAATTATATAATAACTTAAATGAATGGAGTAATATAGGGAACGATGATAGTCCTATTACATTAATAACAAACGGATTTAGTTATGATCCTAAAGAAAAATTTCATGTTGAAAAAATAAACCAAGATGCTTCATCTATTTATTTAACCTCAACTCAGCAAATACCACTACAAACAGATAGAACTGGTACTTTAAACCCATTAACCAAACCTATAGACGCATCAGAATATTTTAATGCTCAAGCTATTATCAATAGTGATAGAATAATATTAAATTCTAAACGTGATGAAGTAATGATTTTTGCTAAATCAAATATTGAGTTAAATACTAAAAATATTATTAATTTAAATGCTAATGAACGAGTTCATCTTAATAGTAATACGGTTTTTTTAGGTACTGTTAATAATCAATTACCAACTGAACCATTAGTATTGGGTGATAAGTTAAATACTATATTAGAAAATTTACTTGATAGTTTATATAGTTTTGGTGCTTCTCTTTCAACTGTAGTTGGTAGCCCTGAAGGAGCTCCTGCTATGGACATTAACTCAGCTGCTGAAAGTTTATTAAACGATATAGATCGAATTAATAATAATCTAGAAGGAATTTTATCACAACAAAACTTTACAGCTTAATGGCAAATAATATAAATGTAGGAGCTGTAGTTTCACCTAATGTTCTTAAAACAATTTCATCATCTACAGCTATTAAAACCTTTGGAGATCAATTAGTAAATAAAGCTAAAGAAAAAGTTATATCTGTTGCTCTAGGGAAAGTACAAACTTTAAAAGACCAAATACAAGAGATAGTAACTTTAAAAATTAAAGTATGGTCTGATCACGGTACTGAAATGAAGCGTTTAGAAATATTGTTAAAAGAAAAACAAATAACTGAAGGACAATATAATTTAGCTGTTGCAAAAGAGGATGAAGCTTATCAAACTAAACTAAGAGAATTAGAAAAACTAGATGCTAAACTTAAAGAAGATTTAGCTAATATAATTGCTGATCCTTATGCTAAAATAAAGCAAAAACTCAATTTCCGTAAGTTAAAGAAAAATAGAAGAAGAAATAGAAATAAAGCTGAGCGAGCTAAAGCAAGAAGAGATTTAGCTAAAAAAGTAATTAAAAACGCTGCTAAAACTTTAGCACCTATTATTGCCCTACAACTAGCAAACCAATTTGCTTCTGTTTTATCTCAAAGAGCAAAGCTAGAAGAATTAGTAGATCAAGTAAATGTATATATTGAACAAGCAAATACTCCAGAAACTATTGCTATTGCAACTAATTTAAGAAACAATGCTGTTACTTTAATTAATAGTAGTATTAAAAAGTTAGATAATTTACAAAAAGCAATTTCTCAAATAGCGACATATGTAGCTATATTTACAGCTATAGTTGCAGTATTATCTGCTATCCCTATCCCAACCGCTGTACCTCCTGGTATTGGTATTCCTGTAAGTTTAATTACAAGAATTGTTAAATCTTTAAATAGAGCAGCTATATTAATTGCTTCTATAAGTGTTGTAGCATCTATTGCTAGTACAATATTAGAAAATGAAATTATTAAATTAAATGATTTAATCGAAAGATTAAAAGCTGTTAATGTATTATTGGAGGGTCAAGCAAATTTAAATTTAAATGAACAACAACTTGCTGATCTATCCAATACATTTCTTCCTGTGACTGATGGAGAATTTCCACCATACAAAGGATTTAAATTTAAAATTAAAACAGAAGAAAATAAAACGTTTGAAGTTAAGGGAAATAAACGCCGTTACGCAGTGGCGATTGACCGTGATGGGGTTGAAGTATTAAAAAGTGACTTTTCATTTACGTTAGATCCTAACGATCTAATAGACCAATTAAAACTAGTTATCGATCAACGAAATTTACAAGGATAAAATATTTATAATTATGAACATCAAAGTATTTAAAAAATTAATTAAAGAAGCCGTAGTTGATGCTATTCATGAAGAGTTACCATACATTCTTGAAGAGCACATGGCTAAACAAGAGAAAAAAGCATTGCGTGAAGGTAAAGCAATGAGCTATACTAGCGCTGATGTAATACCTGGCAACCCAGACGTTAGAGCATCATTACGTAGTAAAATGGGTGAAGCCTTTGGTTTCCAACAACCACAACAACAATTAAAAGTTATTGATGCCGTTGATGAAGCTACTGGTGAGAAAGTAAATCCATTTGCTGCTTTTATTGCTGATGCTGCTGCTAATATGACACCAATGGACAGATCAGGATTAAGACAATTAGATTAATATGCCAATACCTCAAACAATACGTGTAAATCCGTTAGATTTACAAAAGAATATTGCTATTGGGGTATCACTACCTTTTAATGGTCCTGGTGTATTTAATAGTACTTTTACTACTAAAGACCAAATTAAATCTAATTTAGTTAATTTATTATTAACAGATATAGGTGAACGTGTAATGAATCCTACTTTTGGATGTAATTTAAGAAAATTTTTATTTGAAGGAATTACTGAAAATAATATAGGTAATTTAAAAGAAAATTTATATAATAGTATAGCAATGTTTATTCCTGAAATATCAGTAACAGATATTGCAGTGATTCCTAATAATGATTTTAATAATATAGATTTAACAATAAGTTATATTTTAATAATATCGTCAACACCCGACCAAGTAACAGTACAATTTAACTAATAATGGCTAACGAAGATAAAAACATATCATATTTAAATAAAGATTTTGGTTCCTTTAAAACTGAATTACAACAGTATGCCAAAACTTATTTTCCAACAACATATAATGACTTCTCAGAAGCTACCCCAGGTAATATGTTTATTGAGATGGCATCTTATGTTGGTGATGTTATGTCATTTTACTTAGATACTCAAGTACAAGAAAATTTCTTATTATATGCTAAGGAAAAAGAAAACCTATATGCACAAGCATATGTAATGGGTTATCGTCCAAAAGCATCTTACGCTTCAAATACTACAGTTGATATATATCAATTAGTTCCTTCTCAAACAATAGGTCCAATTACTTCTCCAAACTATACTCAATATGGAGTAATTATACCAGCAAATACAACTCTTACTTCAACTTCAACAGGTACTAAATTTATAACAACACAACAAATAGATTTTACTGATACAGGTAGTACTGAAATTATTTTTGTAGATTCTAGCAACTATTTATTTAAAAAATCAGTTCCTGCTATATCAGCAGAAATAAAAGAAACTACAATTAATGTAGGTTCAAATCAAAAGTTTGCTACTGCAATTGTTACTGATACTAATATATTACAAATACTAAATGTTACTGGTAGTGGTGGTAATCAATGGTATGAAGTTCCTTATTTAGCCCAATCATCTATTTTCAAACCATTAGCTAACCCTTCATACAATACAGATCAAGTTCCTTATTTATTACAATTACAAAGAGTTCCTAGACGTTTTGTTTCTAGAATTTTATCTGACAACACGTTACAAATAGAATTTGGTGCTGGAGTAAGGCCTGAAGATAAAAAAGATAGTGAAATTATACCAACACCAGGTAATATTCAAGCAGGTGCTGTACCTGGTATTTCATTATTAACAAACAATTATAATGAAGCTGGTACTTTCTTTACTCAAGAATATGGATTAGTACCTAATGGCAACTTAACAGTAAAATATTTAGTTGGTGGTGGAGTTACATCAAATGTGCCTGCTAATGATTTAACTATTATAGACACATCAGGAGTAACTTTCCCTGGTGGTGGTGGTGGTTTAAATACTGCTGTATTACAAAGTATAGTATCTACAAACCCAAATCCTTCTTCAGGTGGTAGAAATGGAGATACAAGTGATGAAATTAGACAAAATGCTTTATATTCTTATTCAACTCAATTAAGAGCTGTAACTAAAGATGATTATATAGTAAGAGCATTATCAATGCCTTCTGATTATGGTACTGTATCTAAAGCTTATATTTCACAAGATTTATATTCTAATCCACAAGAAACAGTTACTACAACACAACAAAATAATCCATTAGCATTAGATTTATATATTTTATCTTATAATAGTAGTAAACAATTAACATCTGCCTCTACAACATTAAAAGAAAATTTAATAACTTATCTTAACCAATACAGAATGGTTACTGATGCTATTAATATTAGAGATGCTTATTATATTAACATTGGGCTTAATTTTGATATTATTACATTAAGTGGATACGCTAATAAAGATGTTTTAACATCATGTATTTCTGTATTACAAGATCATTTTAATATAGATAAATGGCAAATTAATCAACCAATAATTCTATCAGATATACAATCTAAACTTTTACAAGTTAGAGGAGTACAATCTGTAGTTAAATTAGAAGTTACAAATAAACAAGATTCAACAGGAAATACTTATTCTCAATATGGATATGATATTGTAGGTGCAACTAAGAATGGAATTATTTACCCTTCATTAGATCCTGCTATATTTGAAATTAGATTTCCTAACACAGATATTCAAGGTAGAGTAGTAGTAAGTTAAAAATTAAAAATATGAATTTAGAAAAATTAAAAGGACACATCCCAGACACAGTTATTGCTCAAATCCCAGCTGTAATGGAAAAATTCCAAATTAACACTCCATTACGTTTAGCTCATTTCTTAGCTCAATGTGGTCATGAATCTGGTGGATTTAGATTAACAAAAGAAAATTTAAACTACAGTGCTAAAGGCTTAATGGGTATATTTAAAAAATACTTTACAAAAGCTGATAAAACTCCTGATACTGCTAAAGCGGCATTATATGAACGCAAACCAGAAAAAATTGCTAACTTAGTTTATGCAAACAGAATGGGCAATGGTGCTGAAGCGTCTGGTGATGGTGCTAAATTCTGTGGCCGTGGTTACATCCAGCTAACTGGTAAAGATAACTACACTGCATTTGGTAAATCAATTAATGAAGATTTAACAGTAGATCCAACATCAGTAGCAGGAAAATATGCTCTATTATCAGCTGCATGGTTCTTTAGTAAAAATGGTTTACATAAATTAGCAGATGGTGGTGCAACTGACGCAGTTGTTACACAAATCACTAAGCGTGTTAACGGTGGTACTATTGGTTTAGCTGATCGTATCAAACATTTTAAAGAATACCACTCATTGCTTGCATAAAATAGTTTGGTACTTGCTATATTTATATGTAGTAATTACTAATTATGGCCGTTTATAAAATATTCCCCGAAAAGAGTGCTACTCTATATTCATTTTATCCTGTTTTAAATACAGGTATAGATGAAATATTAGAAATTAGCACCTTTGAATCTATCGATGGTACCAATGAGGTATCACGAGCATTAATTAAATTCCCTTCTGCTCAAATCAGCGATATAATCGCTAATAGAATTTCAAGCAGTGCTTTTGATGTCTATCTAAAGGCCTCATTAGCTAACGCCTCTGAAATACCCTTAGACTATACTTTATTAGTTCATCCACTATCAGCTAATTGGAATCAAGGTACAGGTCGATTAGGCAATTCTCCAGCTACAACAGACGGAGTTAGTTGGGAATATACAAATGAATCTGGTAGTAATTTTTGGATACAAGGTAGCTTTATATCTGGTACTACCGGTTCATATAGCACTAATGTTGGTGGTGGTACATGGTGGACAAGTTCCGCTTACCAATCAACACAATCATTTTCATTTATATCTACAAAAGATATTGAAACTAAAGTAACTAATACAGTTAATGCTTGGTATAGTAGTTCTATTCCTAACTACGGATTTATATTAAAACATTCTTCATCTGTAGAATTTACAACTGCTTCTAAGTTTGAAACAAAATACTTCTCAGCAAATACTCATACTATTTATCCTCCATGTTTAGAAATAAGATGGAATGATTTTTTATATAGTACTGGTTCATTAGCTGTGGCTACGTCTAGCTATATAGTACCTACTTTAAATAACAATAAAGAAAATTATCAACAAGATTCAATCCAACGTTTTAGAGTTGCTGTTAGAGATTTATATCCATCAACAACATTTAGAACAACTTTAAGTTTTGCTAATCAAAAATGTTTACCTACTTCTTCATATTGGTCAATAAAAGATTTGGATACTGAAGAAATTGTCGTAGATTATGACACAACATACACTAGAATTAGCTGTGATAATACTAGTAACTACTTTGATGTTTATATGAATGGATTAGAACCAGAACGATACTATAAAATTCTAATTAAATCTATTTTTCCAAATAAAGAAGTAGTAGTGTTTGATAAAGATTACATTTTTAAAGTTATAAGATAATGTCTCAAATACCAGTACAAAAAACTGTATTTAATAAAGATACATATTCCCGAGTAATCGATACTCAATTTAGTCAATTATTAAACCAAGGGGCTACTGATGATACTTTATCTTTTACTGTTGATGATTTTTTTCAACTATATGATGAATTATTTTATCAAATTCCAAAAGAAGGAGATACTAATTCACATCAATATATTTTACAACGTGAAGCTGACTATTTAGGTGTCAGTATTAGTCAAGATGATATTCAAGCATTATTAAATGAAATTACATCATTAAGACAACAGGTACTAGAAGCACAACAAACAATAAACGATTTGACTAAAAGATAATGGCAGATAATATTAAAATAGTAGGCAATATATTAAACGAACAGCAAGTATCTCGTTATGATGAAGCTGATGTTAGTTTACTTACTTCTCAAACAATTCAAGAAGATTTTGGTTTAACTAATGATTATATTGAATATTTTGTTTATGATGCTGGTGAGAATCTTTTAAATATAAATTATACTTATAAAGATTTTAAAGCACCTTCTACATCATATGTTAATCCTACTAATAATGGATTACCTATTATTGAAATTGATCCTATTAAAGATCTACAAAATTTAGACTATTCATCGGGTGAATTTAAAGTTCAATATAATCTATTTACTAATAAAATTTCAAATTCTAGCGCTGAATTATTCTTAAAAGAAATATCGGCAGATAGAACTGAATTAAGAGTAGGATCTACTATTTTAACTAATGAACAAATTGAAAGTGGATCTTTAGAACTTATAGATGAATATACTAATTCTCCTTATTTTGTAGATTATCTTTTAAATTTTGGTGATAATATTCAAGTAGTAGTAGTAAACGTTGCTCTTAATAAGGTTGAAAGTGGATATGAAATATTATTTAAATTATACCAACCACTACCAGACGATGTTCAAGAAAAATCAACATTGTGGGTAGTACAAGAGAAATCAAATTCATACGCTTTTGATATTAATCTAGATAAATTAATAATACAAGCTCCTGGTCCTAAACTAAGAGGTCCTAACTTTAATATTAATATTCCTGATCAAAATAATGTTGCTACATCATATCAAAACTATACTAGTTTAGTTAATAGCGTTCAAAACGTATCTACCTCTTCATATCAACAATTATTAAGTTTAATAACATCACAGAGTATTGATATAAATGTAGACTATACTGATTTTACAAATTTTACATTTTTTGGTTCTGCTAAACAAAGATTAATTAATTTCTACGGTAAAGTAAAACAAATTGAAGATTATAATAATCTTATATCTGCTTATACTCCTAACATTACCACCACTAGTAGTTTATCTTTAGAAATAACATCTTCTAAAAATGCAATTAATACCATTATATCTCAGTTTGATGGATATGAATATTATTTATATTTTGAATCAAGTTCATATACATGGCCTAAAACAACAAATACAACCCCTTATATATTAGCAACAACATCATCTGCTCAGACTTGGTATAATGCAATTACTGGTAGTGCTGAATCTTATGATGATAATAATCAAAATAATTTAGTTTTTGTTGTTCCTGCTTTTATTAAGGATGATGGTAATAATGCTCCATATATTACTTTCCTCAATATGGTTGGTCATTATTTTGATAATATTTGGATCTTTTTACAGGCCGTAACTGATATTAATCTAGCAAATAATAACCTAGAAAAAGGCGTTTCTAAAGATTTAGTATATTACGTATTACAATCCTTGGGAGTAAATCTATATAACCAATACGGTGATTCAGACAATGTTAATTTCTTAGTTGGTGTTAGTGGTAGTGCTTATTACACAGGAAGTGATAACCAAGCCTTTACTTATACTGGTTCTTATTTAAATGCTATCCCACGTAAAGATTTACTTGCTGAATCTTATAAAAGAATTTACCATAACTTACCTTTACTATTAAAAACTAAAGGTACAACTTATGGTTTACAAACATTAGTATCCACATTTGGTATTACTGGTAGTACACTACAAGTTAAAGAATATGGTGGTGACATTAGATCAAAAACATTAGATGAATTTAATAATGATAAAATTAGAATTGTATCTAATAACATAACAGGTAGCGTTTTATCTCCACATATTAGCTTACAACAAAATTCAACTTCATCTATATCATTTAGAACTAATGATTTACATTATTTAGATATATCATTTTCACCACAAGATAAAATTGATATTTTCACTTCAGCTTCTATCACAGCTACTAATCCTACTTGGAGTATGGATGACTTTATTGGTGATCCTAGATACCAATATAATAGTTCATATCCCTAATTCAGTTTTTTGATAATTCATTATTTAAAATGCTGAAAGATTATGTTCCTGCAAGAACAAGCTTATCAACAGGTATTACTATTAGCTCTCCTATTTTAGAGAGGAATAAATGGGTTTTCGCAAATCCATCTTCTACCTCTGAAATTGAGGTAGAGGATGGTACTATCAATGGTCCTTCTATTCAAACTGAATATACTGATTTATACCAAGATATTAATTATAATAACAAAGTAGCTTATTATGATGGTACTTTAACAGGAAGTTATATAAACGTATATTCTTATTTTGAAAGTTCAAGTGTAAATCCTTATTTATTCCCTACAGGATCTGTTGATACAAATAAATTTTTACATTCAGATTTTAATGTATTACTAAATAACGTTTCTCAAAGCTTATTATCTCGTGTTAGACAAGATATACAATTTATTCCAGGTACAACTCAAAGTATATTATCACCAGCTGAACTACAAGATTCATATGAGTCTTTAAGAACACATCAGTTATCACGCTACGAAGGTGTTAAAATTTCTAGTGCCTTATATAACACATATACTGATGGTGATATTTCGTTTGGTAAAACAGCAGTTATAGATAAAAATGTAGTTAAATTAGGATTATTTACTGAAATTGCAGCTAGTAAATTCTTACCAAAACGTAACAATGCAGTAGTAAAATATTTAGTTAATATAGATGGTGATTTAACTGAATTAAATCTTCGTAATAAACATTGGGAAGAAGTTCAAAATACATTTATAGCAGGAGATACTGGAAGTATTTCACAATTTGATAATAAGCTTTATTCTAACCAGAAAATCACAGATGGTGAAAAGCCAATCTTTGATAGTGGTTATAGTTACAGTCCAATATTGTATTTTGGAACAACTGGATCTACTGATAGTACAGCATCATTTCAAAACATAAATGAACAAACAGCATACCTAACTACAGCATTAAATAATTTATCTCCTAATGGATTTATTAGTGGAAGTGGAACTAATACTTATCCTTTAAGCGGTGGATACGTTTATAATATTTTTGATAAAGTTGTTGAAGGTGCAAGTTATTTTAGAACAGGTTCAACTACTTTTTTTCCTTCATATTCTGTTCAAGAAACAGGAAATCACTTAATTCAAGCAAGTATACCTTTTACTTATGAAGTATCAACTATACCAGTAAATAATGCTACTTGGTCACTACAAGTATGGAAAAAAGATTTATTAGGTAATGAAACATTAATAGCTAATGGTATAGATAGACAATTCTTTGTAGCAGGTGATCCGACAACATCAACATTAACTTTTGATTATTATGGTGGCCAATTCCATTTCTCCTTATCAGATGCAATTTCATCTACAAATATAACAATTGGAATTGGAGCTCAAGTGTATGGATATGCAAATATAGAAGATTGTAACACCAAAGACTACACAGAAATAGATACTTTAACAACCCCAGCAGTAATAACAATAGGAACTAATAATGTAAGTGTATCTGGTAATAGCTCATTAAGTACTAGTGATGTATTTAAAAGAAAAAATAATATAACAGTTAATGGAATAAATGCTACTGATGGTAGTGTTATAACTATAGGAGGCACTCAATTAACAATTGAACTTTATAATGGCTGTCAAAATTATCCGGGTTAAAAATAAATAAATGGCAATAAAGACAACAAATACAACCTT